CGATGTAAATTCCATGACATAGCCAGTGAGATCATTGAATCCACCGCCCGTCTGTAATGTTGCCGAAGTAAGCTCATTTCCATTTCTCATCCCAAGCATAAAGAAATTTGAATTTCTGTCCTCTACAATAATTTGAGGTCTAGCAAATGAAATTATTTTAAGCTCAGTATTCTGCTCCTTTGTTAACTTCGGCAAAGTAAGCGATAAAACAGTGGAAAAACTACTTGTTCCAGTGTCCCTGCTTACATTTGCAGTAGTTGTCATCGTGTTTGCACTATTTTTTAAATCATATTGAAAAAAAGTAGCTGTTCCCGATGCATTTGTAATTTGATCGGTTGCATCAATTGTAAAGCTGCCTAACACACCGAACTTGGTAAGCCAAACTCTTACAATACCTCCAACTTGATCCTTGCAGTTCGTAGCATAGCCACGAGATATATTGCACGCCATTTCTATATCGTTTTTATAGAAAGCATTTCAGCTCTCAATTATTATGAATATAAAACAGTTTCTGCCCCTATACCAATTTGAACTCCTAGTGATCCTCTTAAAATTACTCTTGCATTTTGAGATCCATCGATTGAACTCATATCAATTATTGATGCCTCTGCATTTTCAGAAAATAGGCTTGATCCTACTATAAAATTTGATTTTAATCCAGCCATCATCTTACTGCTTGTCATTCCAGGAGCATGAATTAATTTAATTCCATCAAAAAACAAATCCTGCCCATTATACCAAGTATTTCCTTGATTATCAAGTCCAGCAGCTCCTTTTCCTGATGCTCCAAATCCTCCTAGGGCACGTATGTATTTTTGATAAATTGCGGTAGGCACAAAAATAAATAAATCGTCTTTCGAATAAACAGCTGACGGTATAGCGTCCACCACCTTACCAAGTTCAGTAGTAACTGTATCTGCGGTTACCGAGCTTGCACTTACATCAATTACAGTAGAATCCGCTGCTGCCAATGCCTCCCATCCGTTAAATGGAATATCAGTTGATGAAGTTGAATTCGTCCAAATTGCTGATTCAACAGCTGCTGCTGTTTTTTGAACTACATGCTCCAAAATAAACTCACCAAAAGTTCTTGGAAGTCCAGCTTTCACCCCTCTCATTTGTAAAGATTCCCATGAAGAACGGAAATTTTTTGTACAAACAGTAAGATTTACTTGAAACTCAGTAGGTTCTAAAACCACCTCAGTAGTTGTAAGTTCGCCAGTTGCATTAAAATCACAGCTTGCTGGTTTAATTAAATTTGCATCAGATGTGATCAATTGGATCACTTCTTTAAATTGGATATTATCTCTAATATCAACCGCATTTTGAGTCATTGTTTTGTTAGTTAACAAAGCAGCTCGGAGATAATTTGCGGCATTTTTACCCGTAAAGGTTGAAGTTATGTTATGTATTGTTGCCATTACTTTTTAATTTATTATTATGCTAAAGTTATTGAACTGCTTGCAGATCCGACTCCTGATAAAAACCAGTTAGATCCGTCACAGTGTAATTCTACAAAATCGCCAGGCTTTTCAGCTCCATTTGCGAAAGTTATTGTTGTTTCATTCTCACCCAAAACAGATGCTCCGTTTACAATAACAGTACCTTGGATTTTTGCACCACCTCCAGTAACTGTCATGTCAGTTGTTGCAAATGCCTGACCGATGATAAATTTAAAATTTAAACCTGCTCTCAGATCAGGTAGTGTTACTGCAAATCCTGCTGATGCAGTAAGGAAAAATACTTTTCCAGTGTCATTGAATTTCAGAGTTGTAGCCGCAGCTAACGTTTCTGTTTTATCAAAAATTCTTTTTTCGCCATTACTGACGTTGATTGTTGTTGCCATTATTATTTATTATAAATTATTGATCTTATTAAATCTAACTGTGAATTGGAAGATGAATAGCCACCAAATTTTTGTGATGCTAATTTTTCAGGTGCATGAGAAATCGGTTTGACCTCCTCCGCACTCATTTCAACTTCGGAAACATCTTCGGACATTTCTTTTTTATCCTCTTTTTCCTTGTTTTTGTTATCCATAGCGGAAACCATTTTTTTGATATCATCGATATCCTTTTTGATTTCAGCTAGCTCCTCTTTTGTAGCATAGTGCTCTTTCATTTCTTTTTCTTCTTTTTCCTCCTCTGCCTCGACATTTTCTGCCTCAACTGATTCTGCCTCGACTTTTTCCATTGATGCGATTACACCTTCCTCCTCGACTTTAAGTTTTTCGCCTGACTCAAGCGTGTACTCTCCAACTGGGAGCGGTATAGAATCGCTGTCCTCGTTTTTGATAAAAACTTTAGCCCCTTCAGAAAATTGATCCGCCTCAATTTCAGTGCCATTCTCTAGCTTCATAACAGCTAGTTTTACATCCTCGGATAATTCCATTCCGAGAACTCCTCTGATTTGATTAAGTAATTCTGTGGATTTCATAATTTAAATTAAGTTATTATAATATATAAACGTAAAACATATCTCAAGTCGGTCATCTAAACCGATCCAATCCCTTGGGCATGTAATTCACCAGTGCAACAATCGGGATGATATGTTTTTTTATCTTTACATAAACACCCTCTGCGACCACCTTTTGGAGATGTTCTCGATACAGTAATTTTTTTCCTTTTTTTTCTCATTTTTTTGGAGATTTCGGATGCTTAGATGGCAAAAGATCAAAATCACCAGTGTATTTTGCATTCTGCGGTCTGCCATTTCTAACTAAATACAAATAAGCATTTACTCTAGCAAAAG